CGGCCGCGCTCGTGGCCGGTGCCGCATCTGGCGGCGCTGGCGCTGCCGCCGGCGGGGCCACACTCACCGCGGGGGCGAGCCTGCTGGCCGGCGTGGCGACGGCAGGCGGCGCGGCGCCAAGCGTCACGCTGGCCGCCGCCGCGGCGTTCATCCCCGGCGCGGCATTCGGCCCGTCCAGCGCTACCGCCAGCGGCGCGGTGCTGTCCGCCGCCGCCTCCGGGATGTGGGGATCGGCCTTCGGGCCGATCTTCACGCCGACGCGCGGCTTCGTGGCGCGCCGCGGCCGCGCGGCCTTCGAGGCCGCTCGCCAGCCAGCGGACTTTGAAGCGACAATCGACCTCGCAGTGCACTGACCGAGGCATGCCATGACGACCAGATGGCCGACGAAAGATCCGGGCGAGGAGGTGACGGCGGCATTCGACTACGAGGCTGTCGGCGCAGGCGCGCCATCCCTGCCGGCTGTGACGATCGCCGTTCGCATCGGCACCGATCCGTCCGCCGCCGCGATGCTGATCGGCTCGCCGCAGGTCGCCGGCAATCGCGTGCTGCAGCGCATAGGCGGCGGCGTGGCGGGCGCGGAGTACGAGGTGCGGTGCATGGCGACGGTGGGCGGCGATCGCCTGCTGATCGCGGCGCTGCTGCCGGTGGTGCGCCGCCCGACGGCGGCCTGAGGAGGGGCGATGATCTACGTCACGCGCGAGGACTACGAGGAGGCCTTCAGCGCCGCCGAGCTGGTGGATCTGCTGGCCCGCGGCGTCGACTTCGAACGCCAGGAGGCGGCCGCCGCCAGCCTGATCGACGGCTACTTGGCCGGCCGATACGTGCTGCCGCTGGTGGCCGTGCCAGACATGCTGCGGGCCTGGGCTCTCGACGTGCTGCGCTACCGGCTGTGGAGCGATCAGGCGCCCGAGGAGGTGCGGCGCCGCTACGAAGACGCGTTGGCCCAGCTGCGCGACCTGGCGGCGCGCAGGATCGACCTGCCGCCGGGCGTGGCCGGCACGCCTCCGGCCGCCGCATTCAACTACGGCGGCGAGAGCGCCGAGCGAGTCTTCACGATGACGACGCTGCAGAACTTCTGACCGTGGGGAAGCTCTTCTTCAGGATCGACGACGGCGGCGCGAAGAAGAAGATCGCGGCGCTGCAGGCCGCAACGAACGACATGCGCCCGGTGTACGAGACGATCGGCCGCGTCCTCGTGAACCGTGTGCGGCTGTGCTTTAAGCTCGGCATCGACCCGTGGGGCAACCCGTGGCAGGCGATCAAGTGGCGCGCGCCGCGATCGCGCATGGTGGCGGTCAAAGACAAGGCCGGCAACGTCATCGACTACAAGCGCAAGTTCGGGAAGGACGGCAAGCTGCTGCTGACCAAAACCGGCAAGAAGCAGGTCGAGGCGAACAAGGCGGGCGCGGCCGGCCAGCCGCTGCGCGACACCGGTCGCCTTAACCGATCGGTCAGTTCGCAGGCCGACGGCGAAGGCGTCACCGTGGGCACAAACGTCAAGTACGCGCGGATCCATCAGTTTGGGGGCGAGATCAGGCCGAAGAACAAGCCGTTCCTTGCCTTCCCGGGGCCGAACGGACAGATTATCTTTGCGAAGCGCGTCACCATCCCTGCCCGCCCCTATCTGCCGCTGCGCAAGGGATCAGCGGTCGTCGCACTGCCGCCCTCGTGGTCGGTGCTTGTTGTCAACGCGCTCAAGAGCTACTTTCGCAAGAAGGTCGCGGAAGTGGCCGCCTGATCATGTACGCAGAAATCGAACAGCGAATTCTCGACCGCCTGCGGGCGAAAATCCCCGATCAGGACGGCCAGCCTGTCACTATCGAGCCGCTGCGCGAGATCGAGCGCGTGCCTGAAATGCGCCAGAAGGCGCCTGCGGTGTGGGTGATTTATGACGGCTTCACGCCCGGCGACTCGATCCCGAGCATGCCCCACGTGCAGCAGGTGCGCCTGGAGTGGTTCGTCGTGGTCGCGGCCAAGAGCGCCAAGGGCGCCGGCGACGTCGAGGCAGCGCGCGACATGGCCTCGGCGCTGGCCGAGCGAGTCATGAAGGCCCTGCTGGGCTTCCACGCCGGCGGCGGACAATACTTGCGTCTCGGAGATGCGCCGGGGCCTGAGTACGATGCCGGCTACTGTCACGTCCCGCTGGCTTTCACCTGCGCGGCCACCTTCAAGGGCCAGCCCTGAGCATGAACTTCCTTCAGCACCTCACTGCCGATCGCGCGCGCGAGCTGCTGAACTACGCGCCCGAAACCGGCGCCTTCACATGGCGGGTCGCTCGACAAAACGGGGCGAAGCCAGGCCAGGCCGCTGGCAGCCGCCGCCACGACTACATGATCCTGCGCCTAGACGGCGTGAACTACATGGCCCATCGCGTCGCGTGGCTGATCGTGCACGGGGCCTGGCCCGATGGCGAGATCGACCACGTCAACGGCAACAAGTTCGACAACCGGCTGGCGAACATCCGTCCGGTGACGCACCAAGGCAACGCCGAGAACAAGCGGCGCGCAAGGGCTGACAACAAGCTCGGCGTATTGGGCGTGCACCTCGACAGCAGGCGGAAAAGCCGGCCCTATGTTGCGAGCATCCGCGTCGACGGCAAGCTCAAGCAGATCGGCGCCTTTGCAAGCGCAGAAGAAGCCCATCGGGCCTATGTTCAACAGAAGCGGCAAGTTCACGCCGCGTGCACTCTCTGAAGGAGCCTGAATCATGCCGGATTACTCTTACATAGGCAGCGGCCGTGCCTACCTGCGCGAGATCGGCGGCGGCGGCGGCCTGATCGAGGTCGGCAACGCCTCGAATCTGACCTTCAGCGTCACCGAGGACACGATCGAGCAGAAGGACTTCACGCAGCCGGGCGGCGGCACCTACAACGAGGTGCGGCGCATCAGCGCGGTCGAGTGCACGATCACGATGGCCGAGCTCTCGCCGGCGAATCTCGCGCGGGCGGTGTACGGGTCGGCCACGGCCGTCGCGTCGACCACGGTGAGCGGCGAGGCGGTGACGGTGTACCCCGACGCCTTCTCGGCCTTCGCGCACCTGCCCCTGACGACGCCGACGCCGACGGTGGTGCCGGCGCAGGCCAGCGCGACGGCGCGTGCGAACACGACGGCCTATGCGCTGAATTCCTACGTCCTGCCGGCCACGCCCAACGGCTTCTATTACAAGGCCACGACGGCCGGCACCAGCGCCGGCACGATCCCGACCTTCCCGACGACCATCGGCGCGACCGTGACCGACGGCACGGTCACGTGGACGTGCGCGGGCCGCACGACGCTGGTGGCCGGCACCGACTACGAGATCCGCCCGGGCGGCATCTTCGTCTACGTGGGCCGCCTGATCGCCGGCGAGGTGCTGACCTGCGGCTACACCCGCGCTGCGGCCGACGTGGTGCAGGCGCTGACGAACTCGGGCAAGGAGTACGAGCTCGTCTTCGACGGCCTGAACGAGGCGCGCAGCGGCAAGCGCACGCGCGTCACGGCCTACCGCGTGAAGGTCGGCGCGGCGCAGCAGATCGCGCTGATCGGCGAGGAGTACGCGGCGCTCGAGGTGACCGGCAAGCTGCTGAAGGACACCAGCAAGACCGGCGCCGGCGTGAGCCAATACTTCGCGGCCGTGATCGAGCAGTGAGCGCGCCTGATGACCTGAGCGTGCTGGCGCCTGAGGCGCTGGGCAGCGTCGAGCTCGGCGAGGGCGCGGCGGCCTGGCGCGGCCAGGTGCGGCCTCTGAAGATCGGCCAGCTGCCGGCCTTCGCGCGCGCCGCGCGCCCGCTGGCAGACCGCATCGGCGGCCTGCTGGCCGGCGGCGTCACGGCCGAGGCCGTGCTCGACCTGATCGAGCAGGACTTCGACCGCGTGGTCGAGCTGCTGCACGTCGCAACCGGCGCGCCCGTGGAGGCGGTGAAGGAGGCAACGCTCGACCAGGCGCTCGGCGCGGTGCTGGCGGTGCTGGCGGCGAACAAGGATTTTTTGCGCGGCCGGCTGGCGGCAGCCCTGCGGACGGCCGCGACGCTGAACCCTGGGGCTGGGCCGACACCGTAGTCGCGCTCGTCGCGGCCGGCTGGTCTTTCGAGGAGGTCAAGAGCCTCACGCTCGCGCAGGTCGGCGCCTTCCTGGCCGCGATCGAGAGGCAGCAGCGGCAGCGGCGCCTCGGCGACGCAATCGCAGCCAGGATGGCCCAAGCTGACGGCAAGGCGTGGAAGACCTACGTGAAGGGCCTGCGTCGTGGCGGCTGATCTCTCCTTCCGAATCGGCGCCGAGCTCACCGAGATCAAGGGCGCGCTCGCCAGCCTGCGCCAGGACTTCGCCCGCGTAGGCCAGGCCGCGAACCAGGCCGGCGGCCGCGGCGCCCTGCAGGGCCTGGAGCAGGGCGCCGGCCGGGCCGCGCGCGCCGTCGGCGGCCTGGTGGCCGGCTTCGCATCGCTGGCCGGTGCCATCGCGCTGATCGGAGCGGCCGACGAGCTGAACACGCTGAACGCGCGGATCCGGCTCGTCACCGGCAGCACCGAGGAGTACAACCGCGCGCAGGTCGCGCTGTTCGACCTCGCGCAGCGCACGCGCAGCAGCCTGGGAGACACGATCAACACATACGTGCAGATCGGGCAGGCCGTCAAGGATGCCGGCGTCGGCCAGGAGGTGCTGCTCGGCGTCGTCGAGACGATCAATCAGGCGGTGCAGCTGTCGGGCGTGAACGCCGCGTCGGCGCAGGCCGCGCTCGTGCAGCTCACGCAGGGCCTTGGCAGTGGCACGCTGCGCGGCGAAGAGCTGAACAGCGTGCTTGAGCAGACCGGCAAGCTGGCCGACGTGATCGCCCGCGGGATGGGCATCACCCGGTCGCAGCTTCGGGAATACGGCGAGCAGGGTAAGATCACCGCCGAGCAGGTGATCAACGCGCTGCAGTCGCAGCGCGCCGAGGTCGACGCGCAGTTCGCGCAGCTGCCCCTCACCGTCGGCCAGTCGGTGACGCTTCTGCGGAATTCCAGCCTGCAGCTGCTGGGCGCCTTCAACGAGAGCACCGGCGCGACCGCGGGCCTGGCGTCGGTGATCAAGGATCTAGCCGACTTCCTGGCGAGCGACGCCGCCCTCGGCACCGTGGTCGAGTTCGCCGCGACGTGGTCGAGCGCCTTTCGGCTGATCACCAGCGACGTGCAGGCCGCCGTCGACATCATCGGCGGCGCAACGCGCGGCATCACCAGCCAGGGCGAGACGATCTTCGGCTTCCTGGCGCGCGCCTTCCGCGAGCTGCCGCTGAACGTGCGGGCAGGAATCCAGATCGCCACGGTCAACATCGCGGCCTTCATCGACTCGACGATCGCCAGCTTCGGCGCGCTGGCAGACTACATCCGGGCGATCTTCGACCCGCGGACCACGATCGCCCAGGTGCGCGCGCAGGCGCTGCGCACGCAGGCCGCGATCGAGCAGGCGCGGCAGGAGTCCGTCGATCAGGCGCTGCGCGAGCGGCAGCAGGCGCTGAACGACGCCGAGGCGGCGAGGCGCGAGTCCGAGCAGCGCCGGCAGCGCGCGCGCTCCACGCCGGGCAGCACGGCGGCCGGCACGTTCCGCACGCGGCCTGACGATGCCGCCGCAAAGGCCGCCGCCGCGGAGCGCAAGGCCGCACTCGACGCCGAGGAGAAGCTGGCCAAGGACAGCGCGCAGCGCGCGCTCGGCATCCTGCAGGGCTACTACGAAGACGCGCAGCTAGCAGCTGAGCAGTACTTCGCCGCACGTCAGGCGATCGAACTGGCGGCGCTTGATCGCAGCATTGCCATCGAGCAGCGCCGACGCGATGCGGCGGCGCCTGGATCGGCGGATCGCGTCATGGCAGAAACCGAGATCAAACTGCTGGAGGCAGCGAAGACCGACATCGTCGCCAAGGCGCAGCGTGACCGGGCTGCTGCCGAGCGCGAGATCGAGCAGCAGCTTACCCAGGCCCGAGCGCAGCAGCTCGACAACGAGGGCCGCACGGCCGAGGCAGCGCGCATCCGGCTGGAGGCGCAGTATCGCGACCTGCTGGCGCGACTCGGCAAGGACAGCGAGGGCGCGAAGCTGGTGCAGAAGCTGATCGACACCGGCGTCGCCCAAGCGCAGTTCGACGAGGTGAAGGCGCAGTTCGACCGCACCGTGGCCGATCTGCAGGCCCGCCAGCAGGCGATCGCGAACCAGCAGCAGACCGGCGCGATCACGAACGACACAGCGCGCCAGCAGCAGTCCGACGCGCAGCGTGCCGCCGTCGAGCGGCTGCGCGCGCTGAACGCCGAGCTGCAGCGGCTGGCTGCGGATCCCGCCGCGCTGCCGGCCGTCAGGCAAGCCGCGGAGGAGGCGAACGCAGCCTTCCATCGCCTGCAGATCGACGGCCTGACCGGCCTCGACCTCGCGATCGTCGACCTGCTCGCCAGCCTGGCGAACCTGCAGGACGGCTTCGCGCAGTCGCTGACCGGCGCCGGAGTGGACGCGCTGACGAACCTCTTCACCGACCTGGCGAGCGGCAGCAAGTCGGCGAAGGACTCGATCCTCGACTTCGTGCGCAGCTTCGTCGCCAGCATGGCGCAGATCGCGGCGCGCGCCCTCGCCACCTACGCGGTGCTGCAGCTGCTTAAAGCGGCAGGGGTTCCGACTCCGGCCTTGGCCTTGGTTCGGCACAGCGGCGGCATGGTGACGGCTTCAGGCGGCCCTCGCCGCTCCGTCAACCCGCTCATATTCGCCGGCGCGCCGCGCTTCCACGCGGGCGGCATGGTGGGCCTGAAGCCGGGCGAGGTGCCGGCGATCCTGCAGACCGGCGAGGAGGTGCTGGCGCGGAACGACCCTCGGAATGCGGCCAACGGAGGGGGAGGCGGCGGCGGCACCCGTATCATCAACGTCCTCGATCCGGGCCTCGTGCAGGACTACATGACGAGCAGCAGCGGCGAGAAGACGTTCGTGAATCTGATCGAGCGCAACGCCGGCAGCATCCGGCAGATCCTTGCGGGGTAAGCCATGACTAACGCGACGGCCGCCGGATCGTCGGTATTGGCGCGGGCTAGTCTGCTGCCTGGAGGGGCCAGCGCAACCCCGATAGTTTGGGCGCATCAGCCCTACGGCGCGGTGCTTGAGAGGATGTCGTGGCTGACAGACGTGCTGCCGTCGTTCAACGGCGCAGAGCAGCGCCGGGCGCTACGGGCCGCGCCGCGCCGCAGCTTCGAGTTTGATGTCATGATGTCCGCCGCCGAGCGCCGGGCGGCCGAGAACCGGCTGCACCAATGGCAGGCGCGCCGGTGGGCGTTGCCCATCTGGCCGGACGCGCGACCACTGAGCGCATCCATTGCGCCCGGCGCCACGGCTGTGCCATGCGACACAGCGACGCGTGACTTCCAAGTCGGCGGCATCCTGGCGGTGGTGCTGAACACGAGGAGCTACGAGGTGCTGCAGGTGGAGTCGCTCGCCGTCGACTCGATAGGCCTCGCCGCGCCGGTCGCCGGGTCTTGGCCGGCTGGATCCGCCATCGTGGTTCCGCTTCGCGCGGCCCGGATGACCGATCGCGTGGATCTGTCGCGCTTCACCGGCGCGCACTCCTACGGACGATTCAGATTCGAGATCGACGAGCCCTGCGATTGGCCGGCCGCTGTCGAGAGCACCTACCGCGGCATCCCCGTGCTCGCTCAGGCGCCGAACTGGACGGAGGACGTGCAGCAGGGCTACGAGCGATTCCTGGCCCGGCTTGACCCGGGCATGGGCCTCACCTACGTCGATGACGAGGCCGGAGGCCCGCACCTGATGCAGTCGCATCGATGGCTGCTGGACGGGCGCACGCAAGCCGACGCCTTCCGCCGGTGGCTGTATGCGCGCCGCGGTCGCCTGGCCGCATTCTGGCTGCCGACGTTCGCCGAGGACTTCGTGGTCGCCGCTTCCATCGGTGCGTCTGCGCTCACCATAGACGTCGAGCACTGCGACTACACGCAGGCGATCGGCCAGGCAGTCGGGCGGCGCGACATCCGCATTCGGCTGACGACCGGCCAGACGTTCTACCGGCGCATCACCGGCAGCACGGTGGTGTCTTCGGCCGTCGAGCGGCTGTCGATCGATGCCGCGCTGGCCGTGCTCGTCTCGCCGGCGCAAGTGGAGAGCGTCAGCTACATGGCCGCGGCCCGCCTGGATTCGGACGCCGTCGAGATCGCCTGGACATCCGGCGCATTGGCAGAATCTCGCCTCATGACGAGGGTGCCGCGCAATGACCTATGACGCCCGCGAGCGCAGCGCGCAGGATGGCCAGCCGATCGAGCTGTACACCTTCGCGCGCGACACGCTGCGCTGGAGATACACCAGCGCCGACCGGCAGGTGACAGCCGCCAGCGCCACATTCGCGCCGTCGCCGATCGCCCGCTCGCGCATAGAGTCGTCCCAGCAGCTGTCGCGCGCCACGATCACGATCACGGCACCGCGCGAGCTTGAGATCGCCGAGATGCACCGCGTCGTCGCGCCGTCGACGCCGATCACCGTGCTTGTGCAGCAGATCCATGCGGGCGATTCCGAGGTGGCGACGATCTGGTCTGGCCGCGTGGTGGCGGTGGACTTCGCCGGCCCGGAGGCGCGCATCACCTGCGAGCCTATCGTCACCAGCATCAAGCGCCTGGGCTTGCGGCGGGTGTACCAGCGCAGTTGCCCTCATGTGCTGTACGGATCGGCATGCGGCGTCAGCCGAACCGCATACCACGCGGCAGGAACAGTCGCGTCTGTGAGCGGCCTGCAAGTCAATGTGGCCGCGGCGGCGGCACAGCCAGACGGCTACTTCGCTGGAGGCTACCTGCAGTTCGAGCTGGCACCGTCGATCTTCGAGCGCCGCTTCATCAGCGGCCACGTGGGCGATGCGCTCACGGTGGCTGCGCTTCCGCAGGGTCTGGCCGCCGGGACCACGGTGACGCTGTTCCCGGGATGCGACCACACGCTCGCGACGTGCTCGGGCAAGTTCTCGAACACAGCCAACTACGGCGGCTTCCCGTTCATGCCGACCAAGAATCCCTTCGGCGGCGATCCGATCTATTGAGGGCAGAGCATGGGATGGGAATTCGTCGCGTACCTGCTTGTCGCCGCGGTAGTCAGCTATGCGCTGGCGCCCAAGCCCCCGCAGCAGCCGCCGCCGTCTGTGGAGGACGTTGATGCGCCTACCGCCGAGGAGGGGAGACCGCTCGGCGTGATCTTCGGAGAGGTATGGATCACCGGCCCAAACGTGGTGTGGTACGGCGATCTGAGAACGACGCCGATCAGGCGCAAGGGCGGAAAGAAGTGAACGAGCCGGTCGTGCTGCTTCGGCACTGCGTCGGCGTAGACGGGCAGCCGTACTGCGCGCGCGGCCTGCGCGAGTTCATGCGACGGCACGGCATGGACGTGCGCGTTCTGGCCCGCCAGGGATACCCGGCGAGCGTGATCGAGGCGACAGGCGATGCGATGGCGCAGCGCGCGGCGGGCAACGCGCGCGCGGAGCACGAGACAGCGAGGGCCGAATGAGCGGTGGCAGCAAGACGCAGACCGTAGGGTGGCGCTACTACATGGGGCTCCACATGGGGCTGTGCCACGGGCCTGTCGATGCCATCACCGAGATCCGGGTCGGCGACCGCACGGCATGGACAGGGGAGCAGACGGCTTCCGGCGCGATCGCCATCGATGCGCCAGACCTGTTCGGCGGCGAGGAGCGCGAGGGCGGCGTGCAGGGAACGCTCGACGTGATGATGGGCGAGCCGTCACAGGCGCCGAACAGCTATCTGGTGTCGAAGCTCGGCGCGCTCGTGCCGGCGTTCCGCGGCCTACTGAGCACCGTCTTCAGGCAGGGTTACGTGGGCGCCAACAACCCTTACGTCAAGCCATGGGCGTTCAAGACGAGGCGCATCCTGCAGGGGTGGCATGGAGGATCGGCGTGGTATCCGGCAAAGGCGGCGATCGTGCTGGCGGCTCAGTCCTCGAGCGTGCAAAGCCAGGCCGCCTTCGCCATCTTCGCTGGCGCAGACGAGAACAACGCGTTCCCGTACCTGTACACCATGCCCGGGTACCAGCCAACTGCGGCCACGGTGACAGAAGACGTCGCGTCGTTCGCGCCCTACGGCGTCGACGGCAACAACAGGGCCGCCATCCTCGATTCGTCGCCAAGCTTCGACTTCGCGCAGGGCGAGGACTTCGCGATCGAGTTCGAGGTGAACGCCGCTGGCAGTAACGGCGGAATTGGATCTCAGCCCGCGAACTTTCTCTTCTGCCGAACGGAGGTCAACTCCACGACGGGAACCGGCAACTACACGATGCTTCGGAAGTGGTCGTTCTCGGAAAACAGCAGCATCGTCAGCTTCTCTGCGCCGGATATTGCCGGCTTGGTCAGTTGTCCCGCAACGTTCGGGGCGTGGACAAGCTACCGCGTCGAGCGCAACGGGACCACGCTGCGCATGTACAAGAACGGAGCGCTCGTAGGATCCAACACCTGCACGGCTGGCGCGATTTCTGGACCGTGCCGTATCGGCATCAATGGCCCCTATCAGTATGGCGTCGGAGACATCCCGAACACTTGGGGTGGGAACGTCGGAGTCACGAGTTACCGCAATCTGCGCATCTTCAAGGGCTCGATCACGCCGCCGATCATCGGCATGAACCCTGCGCATATCGTCTACCAGTGCCTGACCGATCCAGAGTGGGGCATGGGCTACAGCGCGAGCATCATCGACGATGTGAGCTTCAGGGCCGCGGCGGATACCTTCTTTGACGAGGGTATGGGGCTGTGCCTGCATTGGGCGAGGCAGGAGCAGATCGAGGCGTTCCTGCAGGTGGTTCTCGACCACGCCGGCGCGCAGCTGGTGCAGGACAGGCGCACCGGCCTGTTCAAGCTCACGCCGATCCGCGCGAACTACAGCCTCGCATCGCTGCCGGTGTACGACGAAAGCTCCGTTCGGTCTGTCGATACCTACCAGCGCCCGGGGCTTGCCGGCGCCGTCAATGCGATCACCGTCAAATTCAACGACGTGGCGACAGGCCGCCGCGGCAGCGTGACGGTGCACAACCTGGCCAACATCGCCGCCCAGGAGGAGACAGCCGCGCAGGCCAAGGCTTACCCCGGCCTGCCGACGGCCGCGCTGGCGCTGCGGGTGGCCATGCGGGATCTGCAGGCGGCTTCCACGCCGCTGGCGAAGGTTCGGATGCGCGTCAATCGCACGGCCTACGCTGCGCTGCCCGGAGACGTGATTCGCCTGACTTGGCCGAAGCTCGGGATCGCCGATCTGGTGCTTCGGGTGCTCCGCGTGGACATCGGGCAGCTGACGGACGGCCTGATCGAGATCGAGGCAGGCGAGGACGTGTTCGGGCTGCCGGCCGCCACCTACGGGGCTCAACAGCCTTCCGGCTGGGTTCCGCCGAACCAGACGCCGCGGCCGATGGCGGCGCGTCTGGCGCGTGAGGCCACGTACTACGAGGTTCAGCGCGGCCTGTCGCCAGCCGACCTGGCCGCGCTGCCTTCCGATGCCGGCTACGTCGTCGCCGCCGGCGTTCGGGGCGGGCCGGACGCGATCGACTACAGCATGAGGACGAGGACCGGCAGCGGCGCTTTCTCCGAGGCCGCGCGCGGCGCTTTCGTGCCCTCGGGGCTTCTTTCTGCGGCGCTCACGCCAGGCGCAGCGGCCGCCACGCTGACGGGCGTCGTGGACGGCGATCTCATCGCTGCAGGCGCCTACGCGCAGATCGGCCCCGAGATCGTGCGCGTGGACTCGTTCGATGCTGGCACAGGCGCGATCGCGTTCGGCAGGGGGGTCATGGGCACGGTGGCCAGGCAGCACGCCAGCGGCACGCTGGCGTTATTCTTGGGCGACTTGATCGCTGACGACGAGACGCAGCGGCTCGACGGCGAGGTGGTCGACGTCAAGCTGCTTACGCGCACAAGCCTGGGCGAGCTCGCCGAGGGCAGCGCGCCAACCGATTCCGTTGTCATCGATTCGCTCGCCGCCAGGCCATATCCGCCGGGCCGCGTTCGCATCAACGGGGCCGCCTACCCGGCCACGGCGCTTGCACCGATCACGATCGCGTGGTCGCATCGGAACCGGCTGCAGCAGAATCTCGAGGGCGACGAGAGCGGGAACATCGGGCCGGAGCCTGGCGTGACCTACGCCGTCGAGCTGCGCAAGGCGGACACGGGCGACCTGCTGGACCGCACGGATGGCATTGCAGGCACCAGCTATTCGGTGCCGGAGGTGGCCGGCGACTTCCCGCTGCGCGTGCAGCTGTGGGCCATGCGGTCGGATCCAGACGCTCTGGCGCTGCGGAGTGCATTCGAGGTGACGCGCGCCCTGCCCAGCCTTGGATCTTCGTCGGTGATCTGGCGATTCTTGATCCCTGCCGGCGGGCATGTTGACGTCCAGCGGTTCTACACGACGACGGCGGGCATCTATCACCAAGTGCGGCGCTATTCCTCGCAGGGCGTGCTCGAGGACACGGCCTACGCATTCATGGTGAGCGGGGCCGCGCTGGACCCGTCGAACAGCCGCCTGGCCGTCGGCATCTACAGCCTGCCTGCGAGCCTGCAGCAGACCGCGTCGAAGGTCAGGGTGTACGACCTCACGGCGGCCGGGCTATCGACCAGCGTCGACATCACGCCCGACTTCCCGCCGCCATCTGGCACAGAGATCATCGGCGTCGCGGCGGCCGCCGGCAGCATCTATGCGGTGAACTACGACGGCACCCGCCTCATCCGGTACAACGCTGCAGGCGCGGAGCAGGCGCGCGTCGACGCGACGCTCTTCCGGCAGTTCGACTGCGATGGCACAGAGCTGATCTTCCCGGCCGCCAGCGGCTTTCAGAGCCGCAACCCGCTGACACTGGCCGCGATCTCGACCGTGAACTTCGCGCCAGGCGCGACCAGGACAGGGCAACTGCGTCTGGTAGGCGGAGAGGTCGTGTTCATCGGAAATCCTCAGTCTGGCGGCAACAGCACGCTGTACCGCTACAGCATGGCCGGCGCGCGCATTGCCAGCTACTCAGCAGTCCCGTTCTCTGGTAGCGGCGCGGGCTGCGATCTGCAGGCCTTCGGCCCCTACCTGTCGGCCGGCGACAGCGGCACGCCGGCAGTGTTCGACCGGCTGGGCGGTTGGGCCTCTGTGCCGACGGCAGGCGCCGCCGCGGCCATGGAGAGCGCGCAGCGGCACGATTTCACCACGCAGCACCTCGGCATCCCGCCGTTCTCTTCTGTGGCGCTCCTGCTGCATCTGAACGGCGCCAATGGCTCGACATCGTTCCCCGACAGCGGGCCGCTGAACAGGACGGTCACTGGCAGCGGCGGCGCGCAGATCAGCACCGCGCAATCTCGCTTCGGCGGCGCCTCGGCGAGCTTCAACGGCAGCACGGGCCAGCTCGACACCAACCTCGCGGGCACAGCGTTCGGCACAAGCGACTTCTGTGTGGAATGCTGGATCTGGCCAGACAGCCGGGGAATAGGAGACTTCCGTAACATCTTGGGCAACGGCACCGGATTGGGCCAGTTCACGTTTCACCTTAATTCGAACTCGCCTCCGCAACTCAGGGTATACCTTAGTGGCGGCGTCACTCAGTTGAACGGCGGCACGGTGAGCGCGGACTCATGGTCTCACGTGGCGTTCACCAGACATGGGAACACGTTCAGTATGTTCCTCAACGGTACGCTCGTCGCTGCACACACACAATCAGGAGTCAACTTGAACGCGGCGGATGCCGTTGGGGTCGCTGGTCCGTACGGGGGTCTGCCGCGGTGGATAGGCTACATCGACGAAGTGAGGGTGACGATCGGCGCGGCCAGGTACACGAGCACCTTCGCCGCCCCGACAGCGCCATTCCCTGACTTCTGATCGTGCGCCAATCCTGCGCCACTCGGCACGGGCGAACGCGTGAGAGGTGCACGGATGGCGACGATCAAGCGCGAGTGCCCGTCGTGAAAAGAAACCGGCCGCGCTGGGCGGCCGGGAAGCCTCATGAGAGGAGGAGACAACCGGACAGGCCGGAGGGCTTTATTCTAGACCTAGGCCATATCCCGCTCTTCGGCGCGCTGGGCGTAGCTCGGCCGCTTGGCCACGCGGTCCGCCACGGCCTGACCGATTGCGACGCCGCCCAACAGACCGACGCGCTCTCCGTCGATGACGACAGCATGCTGGTCGCATCGCGCCTTGGCGGGCACGTACAGCTCGACAACGACGCGCTGCCACAGCTGACCAGGAGCTGGATCGGCTGGGATCGGCGGCAGCGTGGCTGCCATGGCTTCGCGGCGCGCGTCCATCAACGCGCGGCGTCGCCGACGAGCAGCTGGCGTGTTGCAATGCGCCCAGCGGTTGGGCTTTTGGTTGCGGCGATGACTTTTCATAGTCACGGTATCTACTAGTTAGGACCTTGCATCACGCAAGCCGTGTGCGTATCCGGCCTCGTACTCGTCTTCGCCGCGCCTGCGCTGCTGCCAGTCGTTCCAGCAGCGGGTGTGCAGGTACAGGTTCTCTTCCGTGTCGCCCGTATCCAGCGTCAGGCGCACTTCCGGCTCGTGCGCAACGTGGCCTCTGTAGTGCATCTGCTGGCCGCAGTACCAGCATCGCACCGGCCTAACTGGCGTTTCGAGCCGACCCGCGTCGGCGAGCGGCACCTGTGCGTCTTCATGCTTCATCTGCGCCTCCTTGGCGGCTCAAACTATCGTTGGGCGGCTAGTAGCAGATCACGCGCGCAAGGTGCGCCACGGTCCGCACCTTGATCGTCTTGCCGCTGGTGCTTGTCACCTCTAGCCCCTTTGCGCCCATGTCGTTCTCCCAGCAGTACCAATCGAGCCATTCGTTGTCGTCGCCAACCTCGCGCCCCAGGCATGCGGTGTAGGCGTCCCACATACGCCCCATAGCCAGCGCAATCGGCGCTTCTGGGCCGCACTTCGTCAGTGCTTGCAATGCCTCGTACTGGGCCTGCCAGTCGTCGTACCTGCGCTGCCACTCCAGCAGGCGCGGCGCAATGTCTGCTGGCTTCTTCTTCATGCGTCTTTTCCCTTCGTGCCTTCGTTCACCAGCCGCCCAACCCCTCGCTCAACTTGACCGCCTACGGCGGCAAGTTAGCTCGAACGTTAGCCAGCACGGGCGCGAAGCATGGCGTCAGCACATGCGTAGGCGCTGGCCGCCCATTCATTGATGATCTGCTCGCCCGTCTTGCCATCCACACACCATGCGCGCCCCATCAATCCCGGCAATGCTTGTGCCGCAAAGTAGTCGCGCATCGACATGCCAAAAGAAGTCATTTCTTGTTGTCCTTGGCCGTTCAATTCCCATACCGGGAATGCCGGTCCTCCGTCTTTGTCTGTGCTCATGTTGTCCTTCCTGCCAGCGTTGTTATGGGTGCTGGCTAACCCTTCGCTCAAGCCGACCTTCGGCGGCTTAGCTCAAACGTTAGGTTTCACAACAGCCCCTCTTGCACAGGCTGTCGCGGCTCTTCGGGCGGCAGTAGCGTGCCCTGGGCCTGGGCGCGGCTGATGCGCTCGCAGGCGATGTCGAAATACGGGCGGTGGATCTCCACGCCGATGAAGCGGCGCCCCATCGTCACGGCGGCAACTCCTGTGCTTCCGCTGCCCATGTAGGGGTCAAAGATCACGTGCGCCTTGGGCATTTGCTCAAGGCACCAGCGCATCACGCCTTGCGGCTTCGTTGTCGGGTGCCAGCGCTGGCCGCCTTCCTCGCCCGCCTTCACGCATGCCACGCCCTTCCACAAGTACCGGATCACGTTTCGCTTAATCTTCAGGTTCGTCCATGCGTACTCCGCGTCGGCGAAGCTGTCATTCGGGCCAATGCCCGTGTGCTTGTCCCAGGCCACCAGCGTCCCGCCTTCCGGCAGCCTGGCGCGGTAGTGGTCGGCGCCAAACATCAGCACCGCCGGGAAACGCAGCAGCGGTGTCGGATCAAACGGCACGGTGTCTTCGTGAATCGGTTTGTTCGCGTTCTTGCCAAGTGTGCCAAGGCGCTTCATGGTCAAGCTGACCGGAGAGGCCCCGCCGCCTCCGTGCACGTACCCAATGCCATATGGCGGGTCGGTCACGCATGCGTCGGCCTGCACAAGCGGCAGCACCTCGCGGCAGTCCCCGTGCCACAGTTCCGCGTTCCCGATCACCACTTTTTCAGCCATCGTCATCCTTCGATATATCGCTGTGAAACCTAACACTACGCTGCACCGGACCCAGCCCGGCAGGCCGGGCCGGTCCGGTGAGCTACAGCGTTAGGCGCTTTTCATCCAAGCCACCAGATACAGCATCGTGCTGCTGCCGTGATCGCTGCAGCTCTGGCTTTGCCACGAGTCGCCGTCCCAGTAGACCCAGCAGAAGTGCTCGCCAGCATCGGTTTTGCCCCAGTTGTTGCCTTTTGCCCAAACGGGGCGGCCGTCCTTGGGCGCCGTCTCAATCGGTTGCCATTCCATCGTTTCCTCGCTTCGGCGCCGCGCGCCTAACCCCTCGCTCAAGCAGACCGCGAACGGCGGCCACGTTTTCTGTCTCCGTCCAAGCCTAAGCGCCGTTCACGGCAGCTTAGCTCGAACGTTATGCGTGTTGCTCATGCCACCAGTGAGCATGCGCCAGGCTGTGGCTGCACACCGGGGCACTTGTCCATTGCCGAGGGCTTTAAGTCTGTCCACCCGATGGGCCACCCCATCAGCCACTCGACCCACGTCGGGTTCAGCTTCCCACCAACTTGGTCGGCCAATCCCACCTGGGGATCGGTCGGCTTCCTGCCGGTCAGCTTCACCACCGAGCTCTTGGGCTCCGTCACCACGCTGGTGGGCGTGCGCCACATGCGCGCCGCCGCGTCGTTCAAGTTCGAGCGCCGGCCGTTCAAACTCTGCGCGCCCTTGTAGCGTTCCGGTATCCCAATGCGATGGTCGCTGTTCTTGGGTGTCGGCCACCTGGCCACCGCCACCGCCAGCGGCTGCTGCAAGTTGATGCCCTGCGCCGCCTTCTCGGCCTGGCGCCGCTCCCAGTTCTCCACGTTGCCGCTCTGCTTTGCATCGCCGGCATTCGGCGTCGGCCACATGGCCGCACTCGCCGCAAGGCCACGGTTGCTGCTCCTGCCGTCCGGCCGCATGTGCCGCACCGTGCCCGTCTCCGTCACGTACAGGTTCCCGCCCGTGATCGGCCGCGCGTCGGTCGCGCAGGGTGTCGGCACCCACAAGCCAGAATCGGTCGCGCTGGTGGGGGGCGCCAACGTCGGCAGCTCCCAGCACTGTCCAGCGGCAGTCATACCCGAGCGCGGCCAGGTCACCGAGCACTCGTCCGAGTCCCCGAGTAAGGAGCGCTGGGCTGTTCTCCACGAAGCAGAAGCGGGGTCGAACCTCGCCAATGATCCGCGCCATGTGGGTCCACATTCCGCTGCGCTCGCCGTCGATGCCTGCGCCCTTGCCGGCCACGCTGATGTCCTGGCAAGGAAAGCCCCCCGAAACCACGTCAACAAGCCCGCGCCAAGGTCGTCCGTCAAAGGTGCGAACGTCGCTCCAGACCGGGAAAGCCGGGAGAAGTCCTTCGTTCTGGCGGGCGGCAAGTACGCAAGCGGCGTAGGGTTCCCACTCCACAGCGCACACGCAGCGCCACCCGAGCAACTTGCCCGCGAGTATTCCGCCACCAGCGCCTGCGAAAAGAGCCAACTCATTCATACATCTCCACGCTTCGGAACCACACGCATAACACCTCGCTCAAGGCGACCCGCTACGGGCTAGCGCCCTTCGCGGGCGCCTTAGCTCCAGCGTTGGGCGTCTTGCGTTCGTTCCACGGCCGCAGCGCCTCGTCCTCTGCGCGGCTGCCGGATCGCAGCAGGCGAGCGAATGGCCCTGTTGCGAGGCATTGGCCGCATTGCACGCTCACCGTCCGCTGCATGTGGTTCCAGTTGAAGGTGTGGCGCGGGTCGCGCGTGCCGGCGTTTCCGCAATGGGGGCACGGCAGCACGTCAGTGGAACTCGTCATCGTCGTCTCTCCATTGGTGGCACAGGCACTCGCAGTCGTCGTCGTGCTGCTCGCGGCTGTCAATGTCGCGGTCGTAGCGCAGCAGCGCGCACAGCCGCGCCGAGTCGCTCACGCAGGCGCAGCCGTAGGTGCCGCGCGGGCCGTCTTGGTCGCGCTCCGGCACCGGCCGCCCAACCCCTCGCTCAACCGGAGAGCCCACAGCGGGCGCCTCGGCGTTCGTTGCATCCGTCATGTGGGCTCCCGGTTAGCTCGAACGTTAGGGCTCTCTTCGTCGGGCGGGCTGTAGTCCCACTTAGCAATCAGCGCCATCGCTTGCGGCGGCAGCGGGTTCGCCACCAGTTCGGCCCGCGCACGCACCCAGCCGGCGCAAATCTTGCCATCCAGCGGGCTGTGGCACTGAAACGGCTTTCCTTCCGCCGCAGCTTTCAGAAAGTCCATCTGCGTCTGCAAGCACCCGTTCGGCACGCTTCCAGGCTGGCATGCGCAGGTCTTGCACATGTCGTCGCGCAGTCCTGGGCCTTTCACGCCGTAGAGCCCCATTTCCACCAGCCGGGCGCGGCCAAGCTCAGCCAGGCGCGCGGCGCTCTTTCCCATTGCGCGGCCCTCGGGTGTCACTCTGCTGTGTGTCATGCCTATATCCTTTCGCTTCGGCTGCCAGCCCTAACTGGTCGCTCAACCGGGCCGCCGAAGGCGGTCCGGTTAGCTCCAACGTTGGGCCGCCCGCTACTCGCTGCGCTGCTGCTTGCGCAACTTTGCGGCATCGCGCGTCACCAGCTCGCGCACGCGATCCGGCCCGATCAGCAGCGCATCGGCCCACTGCGCGTCGGTCATGCGGATCTTCCGCACGGCCATCACTTCGCCGCTGGAGTCCTTGGGCTTGCGCCCTTGGCCTCTTCCGGGGCCGCCGCGCTTTGGTTGTTCCATCCTGCCACCTCTTCCACGCACGTCTCGAACTGGCTGTCTGTCATCCCGGTGGTGTCCACGTCTTCGGGATGGGTGTCATGCGGGTGGCGCCAGGCGAAGCGGCCTTGCCGCAGCACCAGCCGCCACCCTTCGGCGGCAAGGCTCACGCCTTCTTGCTCCGCAGCTCGTCGTAAACCTCGCCGGCCAGCTTCATAAACGTACCTTCGCCGAGCACTGCATCGATGGCCTGCTGCACGGTCATGCCGGCTTGCATCTTGGCGAGGATCTTGGCGCTGATCGTGGCGTTCTTGAAGACTTGGTTCATGTCGTGCTGCGTTGCGTTGTCGATGGGTGTACTGTAGCCACGCAATCCAACATCGTCAAGCACTTTTTGTGGCCGCGCAATCAAGTCGCGCACAAGCTCCGGTGGTCGCCTGCAAGCTCCGGTGGTTGCGCGCTCCGGCAAGGCCCGGCCCAACAAAGCCAGTGCAGCCGACTCGCTACGGCCTTCGGCCTTCGCTCACGGCTGACTGCCGGCGTTAGGCGCTCAGTGGCGGCACAGGCAGCCAATGCGTCGGGTTCGGCCCGAGCGGGTTGCTGTCGGCCGTTGTCGCATCGTCGTAAACCCATCCGCTCCACTCTTCGCCGTCAAGGTAGCTGGCAGCCACCCACGGCGTATAGCCCGGCGTGGTGTCGTTCACCAGAACCATCGTGCCGTCGTGTGGCGCAGTGGCTATCGGCAACCACGCGCCTAACCCCTCGCTGAACGCCGCGGCGACGCAGCCCTCGGTCGCGCAGTAGACCGGCTGCGAGCCGAGCAGTCCCGGTCCGATGACGAGCGAGCCGAGGAAGGTGTCTGCGCCGCAGTGGGCGCACTTGCCGACGGGGCGCATCAGTGCCCCCCTTTCGCCGCCTCGGCTATGTCGGAAGCGGTTTGTGGCGCCAGAACGAATCTCACCCACTTGCGCGGGTTGCGGCGCTGCCGAAGGCCATTCTCGCGAAGCCAAATGGCGTATGCGGTTGTCTTCAGGCCGAGCCCGATCTCTTCCATGTGCGCGACCTCGACCTCCTCCCAATCCGTTTTTTCGACCACAAGGACCTTCAGGATGGTCTGCGCGAGTAGGTCAGGCTGGCCGCGTATCGGCTTTCTGATATCAGCAAGCCGCGCCCAGGCGGCTCGTGCTGCTTCGTTCATCAGTGTGCTCCTTTCGCCGCCTCAGCCTCTTTCGCGGCCATCCTGCGGCCGTAGCCGATGCAGGCGGCCATGATGCCCTCGGACTGCACGAGGCCGACCTGGGCGCCCATCGCGGCCGTGATGGCGGCCATGAGGCCGTGCCAGAAGAGCAGGCGCTCGGCGTGCGTCATGCCATCGCATGCGACCTTCGTGACGAGCGGAAGCACGGCGTCGGCCACCTGAGCGCCGACCATCATCGGCGGCGCCATGATGTCGATCTCGAAGTCGTGTTGCGCGAGCGGTTCGGGTTCGGTGCTCATCGGTGCGGCCCTTTCCACTGCTGCTGGTCGTCGCGATCCATGCTCATCACCAAGCATGCCATGAGCATCACGCCAAGCGTGCCGCCGATGGAAAGGCCAAGCGCGCCTCAGGCGAGCGCGAGGCCGGTGAATCTCACGACCTCTTCCCCTTTGCCGGCCGCGTCTCCAGGCCCCGCAGGAACTCGTCGACGGTGGCGCGGCGCCAGGACAGGCGGCGGGTGTTCAAGCGCGGCGGCAGCCAGTCGGCGCCGCCACGCGCGACGGCGCTGCGGATGGCGGCCTCGGTGCGGCCGAGCAGCTTTGCCATCTCGGGCACGTATAGGACTTGCGCTTCGGTGCTCATGGGATCCTCGTCAGGTGGTGGAAGTGTTGCCGGCTGCGGCCGCGCCGCCGTCGCCGTCGAACAGGTCGGGCGGCCCTTCGATCTCGACGCGCGCGCCGTCTTGCACGCGCTTCGCCAGCTCGGCGATGTCGCCGCTGCTCGGATAGAGCGACACGCTGCAGGTGACGTCGACAGTGCCGCCGTCGCGCGGCTGCAGGGCGAACTTCTTCACCTCGCACCCGGCGAAGCTGGCGCCGTCGATCTTCACGCTGGCGCTGGTGATCGCGTTCGCGTAGGCCACCGGGCGCATGAAGCCGTTGCGCGCGGCCATGATCCCGCCCGACTCGGCGCGCCATAGGAAGGCTTCGAGGGCCTCGTCGAAGTAGGCGCAGAGCGCACGGTCTACCTTCGTGAAGGCGAGCTTCACGTCGACGGCCAGGATCTTCTCGTCGTCGGGGCCTTCCTTGCGCACGTTGAGGTGCTTGATCTCGGCGATGCCGGCCAGGCGGAAGACCGGGCGCTTCGGGGTGGTGGTGGTGTCGGTGCTCATGGCCTAGAAGGGAATGTCGTCGTCCATGTCGTCGAAGCCGGTGCCCGTGCCCTTCGCAGCGGGCCGCGGCGCCGGTGCAGCTGCGCGCGGTGCCGGTGCGGGCGCGGCCTGGCGCTGCTCGCCGCCTTCGCGGCTGCCGGCGAACTGCAGGTCGTCGATCCGCACGGCCAGCTTCCAGCCCGGCGAGCCGTCGCGCTTCTCGAACGTCTCGACGCACGGCTCTCCGATGATCTCGATCTGAGTGCCCTTCTTCAGGTAGTCGGCCAGCTTCTCGGCGCGCGTGCCCCACAAGGTGCAGTCGATCCACTGCGTCGGCTGCTCGCCGTCGACTTTGCGGCCGTGGTTGTAGGCCGCGGAGAAGGCCGCGACGGGCGTGCCGTCGGGGCTGTAGCGCACCTCGGCGTCGCGGCCGAGGCGGCAGAGTCCGATCAGTTTCATGCTCAGTGCACTCCTTGGACGTTGACGAGGATCGAGGCGTCGACCACGGCGTAGGCCGCGCGCTCGGCGCCGCGCTTCGTGGCGTAGGCCTCGCCGCTGTCGGCCACCGTGCGGCCGGTCGCGGCCTTCATGCGCCAGCGCCAGCCGTCGGCGGCCTTGTAGACGGTGATGGTGTAGGTCTTGAATTTCATGCTGCCGGTCTTTCGTGGTGCTGGGGCGGCGCGAGGCCGCCCTGGGTTGTGATCAGCGGCGAGCCGCCAGGGTCTGCTTCTCGAACACGCGCACGCCCGGCAGGTTCGTCGCCATTCCGGTCGCACGCACCTGGGCGCGCAGCCTCACGGAGTCGACGGCCAGCAGCGCCAGCAGCTCGGGGCGCTGCGCGACGTGCTGAACCAGCGCCAGCAGGTCGACGACCTCGAAGTCGACGGTGGTGCTGGTGCTGATGCCCTTCACGGCCGGCGGCGCCGGCACGGCCGCGGGAGGCGCGACGACCATCTGCGCGACCTGATCCTTCACGGCAGCCTCGCCGGTGCGGCCCTCGGCGGCTAGGGCCTTCGCCTCGGCCTCGAGGCGCTCGCGCTCGGCTTGAGCGGCACGCTCGCGCGCTAGGCGATCCTCCTCGGCCTTGCGCTGCTCCTCGCGCTGCCAGCCGAGCATCTTCTGCTTCAGGATGCCCTCGGCCTGCTCGAGCAGCGCGATCGGCGGCTTGAACAGCGCCATGACGGCGGCCTTCGCGGCGTCGAGCGGCTTCGTGATGCCGAGGCGCTTCTCGTTCAGCGCGTCGATCTTGCGCTTGATCGCCTTGAGCTCGTCGGCCGCGATCTCGAATGTTGCGGCGTCGACGACCTCGAAGGACTGCACGAGGTCGAGCGCGCTGGCGGCGCCGCGCTGCAGGTCGGCGCTGCTGGGCGCTGCGATCGCGACGCTAGCGGGGATGGTGGCGGTGGTGTCGTTCACTTGGTGGCTTCCTTCCAGGAGTGCAGCGCCAAGCATGCCATGAAGCATGCTGAATCGCTGTGATTCGTGAATCGGTGCAAACGATAGGTGCCGTCGTCAAACAGATGAACGCTGGCGCGGCGGATCTGAGAGCCTGGTCCGAGGTCGGCGTCGTTGACGTGCAGCAGCTCCTCGTAGGCAGCCAACTGCACGCCGAAGGACGGGTGCGGCTGCAGGCCGGTCTTGCGGTCGACCAGCACGATGTCGGTGCCGTGCCCGCGCCACGCGCGCATCCGCACCAGGCCGTCAAGCGTGCCGGCGTAGCGAAGCGTCGGGTGGTAGAGCCGCTGCTCGGTGGCGAGCACCTCGACGTCGTTCTCGATCTTGAAGCGGCGCCAGGCGTGCACGCAAGCCATGACGCGCGCATCGGTGCCGTCGTCGTCGAGCTCGCCCAGGTCGTCGAGTTCGCAGGCTAGGTGCACGGCCAAACCGAAGGCGCGCGCGGCTTCGAGCAGCTGCGGCGGCACCGCGCTGAAGTCAGGGCCGATGCCGGCGCCCTTGAGCAGCTGGGTGACGCTCGGCAGCCTCACGCCGTCGAGGGCGTAGGTGTGCGAGGCCTCGTCGAATGAGAAGAAGGGCATCACGCGCCCCGCTTCAGCAGCTCGGCCTTCACCGTGTCGAAGTCGGCCTTCGACAGCTTGCCGGCCTCGATCACCACTCCATGCAAGCCGACGGCCGCGGCCACCTCGGCCAGATCGGCGCCGATGCTGCGCGCCTTGTTGCCCAGGTAGGCGATCTCGCCCTGGCCGACCATGCGGTCGCCGCTAGGCGCGGGCGCGGCGGCCTGGACCGGCGCCGTCACAGCCGCATTCTCCTCGGCGCTCGCGCCGGCGCTAGTGGCAGGCGTCGCGTCGACTACGTCGGCCGGCGCCGGTGCGGCGCTGGGCCGTGGCTTGCGCGCCACCGTCGGGCCTGCAGGCGGCTGAACGACAGTGGTGCCGTCGGACTGGGTGGCGACGACGTCGAGATCCTGCGCTTCCTCGGTGACGATCGCGCCGCCCAGCGCTGCCGGGAAGGTCGCGCGCACGCCCTCGGCGATGCACCGGGCGCGCAGCATGGCGCGCGGTGTCCGCTTCCAATTGTCCTTGTTCAGCAGGCCGGCGCGGGCAGCCATGTCGAGGTTCCACTCGATCCGCACGCTGCCGCCCTTCGGGTGGCTGAACGTGCCGCTCACGACCTGCTCGGTGAAGTCGTGCCACTGCACGCTGCCGCCGGCCTGCTGAAAGCGGGCGAGCACGCTGTGCGTCTTGCGCGCCGGGCGGCCTTGGATGACGTCGTAGTCCTGCGCCACGCTGGCCGGATGCAGGCCCTCGGCGTCGGCGATCAGCATCAGCGCGTAGGCTTGCTGCGGCGTCTGGATGCCGAACAGCTTCGACTCGGCCAGGGCGCCGGCCATGTCGCGCATGTCGGTGAGGGAGAAGGCGCGCTGCTCGCGCACCGCAGGTAGGTTGCTCATGGGTGGTTGTCGTCCTGTGATGCCGCCGGTCTATCGCCGAGCGCGCATCGCAATGCTACATCGTAGCGGAGCGCGGCGCAACTTGCAGTAGCATGCAAGGCGAAAAAATGCCGGGACAGCGGCCCCGGCTTTCACAGTCTTCTTGCACTTCGCCCCTACATCAGCAGCGCCAGCGCCGCGGTGGTATCCGAGTGCATAGGTGGGGATTTTGTTCCTCGGGGCTTGCAATATCAGGCTATCGGAAATAGCATCGCGCTGCAACTATGAAGGGGAACACATGGCAGACAACGCGACGGCGCATCAGGTGGTGCGCGCAGCCGTCGGCGCAGCTGGTGGCGTCTCGAAGGTGGCCGAGCACTTCGGGATCTCCGCGGCATCGGTGAGCGGCTGGCTTGACCGCGGCAGCGTGCCGGCCGGCAGGATCAAGGCGCTGTGCGATCTCGGCGGCAACGTCGTGACGCCGATGCAGGTGCTCGACGCGCTGGCGCGCGAGGCGAGGGCTGCAGCGTGAAGCGCCCGCGCCTATACGTCTCCGGCCCGATGACCGGCAAGCCGCTGCTGAACTTCCCCGCCTTCCACGAAGCGGCGGCCCAGCTGCGCGCCGCTGGCTTCGAGGTGGTGAACCCCGCCGAGCTCAACCCTGAACCGAACGCGCGGTGGCTCGACTGCATGCGCGCGGATATCAAGGCGCTCGTCGACTGCGACGGCGTGGCCCTGCTGCCCGGGTGGACGGAAAGCCGCGGCGCGAAGCTCGAGGCCACGATCGCCGAGGGCCTGGGCATGACGCTGTGGGCGGTGCCCGAGTGGCTGCGCAGCGACGTGAGGGCCGCCTGATGCCGACGCGCTACCTGAAGCCGGGCATCCGCGACAGCGAGGCGATCGACCGCCTGAGGCCTGCCGCCGAGGTGCTCTTCTACCGGCTGCTCGTCACCGTCGACGACTTCGGCCGCGCCGACGCCAGGCCCGCGATGGTGAAGGCGGCATGCTTCCCGATCAAGGCGGCCGTCGACGCCGCCGGCTGCGCCGAGCTGCTTGACGAGCTGGCCGACGCGGGCCTGCTCGACCTCTACGCCGTCGAGGGCAAACCATACCTGCAGATGCGGAAGTGGGACAACGCGCCGCGCGCGAAGGAGAGCAAATTCCCACCCCTGCATGACGGATGCACGCGGATGCGCGCAGGTGTATGCAATCCGCGCGCACTTCTACCCGTAACCGTAACCGGAACCGGAACCGGAACCGGAACCGAGAACCGGGAACCGGAAACCGAAACCGCAACCGTGCTTCCGCCGGGGCCGCAAGCGGCACCCGCCGGCGCCCGGAAGCCGCGGGCAGAGAAGCCGACCGACGCCGCCTGGGATGCCTACACCGGGGCCTTCGTGCAGCGGTACGGCACCGACCCGGTGCGCAACGCCACCACGAACGCGCAGATGGCGCAGTTCGTCGGCCGCCTCGGCGCCGAGGAGGCGCCCCACGTCGCGGCCTTCTACGTCGGGCACAACGGCGCCTTCTACGTGCGCGGAGGACACGCCGTCGGCGGGCTACTGAAGGATGCCGAGAAGCTGCGCACCGAGTGGGCCACGCGACGCCAGATCACAGCTACAGCCGCCCAGCAGGCCGACCGCACGCAGACGAATCTCGACGCCTTCGCGCCGCTGCTGGCGAAGGCGCGGGCCGAACGGGAGCAGCAGGAACAAGGGGCAGAGCATGCCGAGTGAGCAACTGATCCAAGCCGTCGCGGTGACGGCAGAGCTGTGCGGGCGCACCTTCTCGCCAGCGGCCGCCGCGGTCTTCGTCGACGACCTGTCGCGGTATCCCGAGGCGCAGGTGCTGGGCGCGCTGCGCCGCTGCCGGCGCGAGGTGCGCGGGCTGCTGACGGTGCAGGACGTCCTGAGCCGGCTCGACGACGGCCGCCCTGGCGCCGAGGAGGCCTGGGCCATGATCCCGCAGGACGAGGCCGGCTCGACAGTGTGGACTGATGAAATGGCTGCGGCCTACGGAGTAGCGCGGCACCTGCTCGCCGAGGGCGATCGCATCGGCGCGCGGATGGCCTTCCGGGAGTCCTACGGCCGGCTCGTGGCTCAGGCCCGCGACGACGGCAAGCCGGTGCGCTGGTCGCCATCGCTGGGCCACGACCCGGGCGGCCGTGAGGCAGTGCTGCAGGAAGCCGTGCGCCTGGGGCGCCTGAGCATCGCGCACGCTGCCGTCGAGCTGCTGCCAGGCATCGAAGACCGCCGGCCGGCGCTGTTGGCCGGGCAAGAACGGGTCGCCGCACTGATCGGCGGCCTCGCAACGAAGACCGTCGCATGACGGCAGGAAGGCAACCGACCATGAACCGTAGAACGAAACTGATCCTCGTGATCTTCGCGCTGGCCGCGATCGCCGCCGGCTTTCTCACAGCGCACCCCTGCGACATCGACGGCAGGCACGATCCTGCCTGCGAGGTGCGGCCGTGATGATGCAAGCCGACCTTTTCGCCGCGCCAGCGTTCACAGATCCGCCGGAGCCGCGCAAGCTTGCCCGCCGCGGCGCGCCAAGCACGTCTAAGCTGGCCGCCCTCGAGGTGCCGAACTTCGCCGGCGAGCACCATGCCGTCATCCTGCAGGCGCTGAAGGATCACGGCGCGCGAGGCCTGACCGTGCACGAGATCGCCGCGTACTGCCGGCTGGACGCGCATGCCATCGGCAAGCGCATGAACGAGCTCCGGGCGGGCAACATCGTCGAGGTGATGCGAGAGCGGGACCGCAGCATGATCCTGTGCGACGTGACCAGGAAAACGCCAAGCGGTCGCCAGGCTCGGGTGTGGGTGCTGAAGAAGGGGGTAGCCTGATGCTCTCCTCGCAGTTCATCCTTCCGCGACGCCGAGCAGATGCCTCGTGCCGCATGACCATCCCCCCCCCGCCAATACACCGAACTACTGTGTAAGACCCTATATACCTCGCAGATCAATGCAATACAGTCGATACCCGACCCTCATCATCCGGAGCAATCATGCCCACCGACACGCCTGACCTCGTTCTGCCAGCCCTTCCCGCGCTGCCCACATACCCGGCCGAGCCGGGGCCGGCCCGCGACGAGTGGCACCGCCTGGCGCGACTCCACACGGATGCCGCCAGCGTCCGCGCCCAGCAGGCCCGCGCCGACGCCGAGCAGGCCGTGGCCGAGGCCGGCCAGGCCGCCGCCGCTGCGCAGCGCGCCGCCGCCGACGCCCTCACCAAGCCCGCATTGGCCGACCCCGCGTACCTCGCGGCGATGCGGCTGCACGCCGAGGCGCTGGGCAAGCTCGCCGCGTCGATGAGCCGCGGCAGCGAGATCAGCGGCGGAGACGCAGTCATTGCCGCGCACGTCCGCGGCATCGCGCGCGAGCTGGCCGATGCGCCGCCTGCCTCCGGCGCCGCCTGAGCGCGCGCCAGACACGCGCGACCTGACCGCATCCGAGGCCCGCATGCTCGCCTGCGCGACGATGCCGCTCGACACCCTGCGCCAGCAGGCGCAGGCTGAGGTGCATGACGCGTGGGCGCTGCTGCGGCGCCTCGGCATCCGCTCGCAGGTGCCTTGATGGATGCGGCCAGCGCGGCGCTCATGGCCAATCTGCCGATGGTGAGGCGAATCGCGCACAAGATGCTCGCGACCCTGCCGGCAAGCGTTGAGATCGACGATCTCATGCAGGCCGGCATGATCGGACTACTGGAGGCCGTGGAGCGTTACGACCCAAGCCGCGGCGCATCGCTACAGACATACGCCGAACCGCGAATCGCCGGAGCCATGATGGACATGCTCCGATCGTTCGACGAGGCGCTGCGCAGCGACAGGAGCGCGCAGCGGCGAGCGGCGCTGGCGCAGCAGCTTCTCGAGCACCGCCTTGGCCGGGCCGCAACGACGGCGGAGATCGCTGGCGAGATTGGCATGTCGGTGGAAGGCCTTGACGCTCTGCGATACGCGGCGCCGGCGGCGGCAGCTATGGATGACGCCGACGGCATCGATCTGATTCCGGCATGCCCGCTGGCCAATCCAGAGACGTGGCTGGAACTGAAACAGCAGGTGGAAGCAGCAGTCTCGGCATCCGGTCAACTGAGCGAGCGGGAGCAGGCCGTCCTGAGCATGTTCTACGACGACGACATGACGCAGGCCGCGATAGCCGAACGGTTCGGAGTCTCAGATTCGCGGATCTGCCAACTGCGGGCCTGCGCGTTGTCCAAGGTCGCCATGGCGGTGAGACTGGCCGCGTGATGTCGCGACCGCCGCTCACGACACGCGACAGAGGCCTTGGGCACGCGCTGCGGATCCAGCGCCTGTGCGCGCCGGCCCAATGGCGAGCGCAGGTGGACGCGATCGAAGACCCGGCCGAGCGCCAGGTGGCCGAGGACTACCTGCGCGGCATCATCGAACGGATCCGCTTGCTGCGGGCGCTGCGGGAGAAGGACAGCCAGTGAAGCACTTGGAACATCAGCACCAAGTCGCCCTGATCGCCTGGGCGCACCGCATGCGCCTGCCGCCGGCGGCCGACATTCGCCCAGGCGCCACGCTGGGCACCTATCTGCTGGCCCTGCCGATGGGCGGCAAGCGCAACCCGCGCGAGGCTGCGCGACTGAAGGCCGAGGGGGCGAAGGCCGGCGTGAGCGACCTACTGCTGCCGCTGCGCCGCCAGGGCTTCGGCTCGTTCTGGCTTGAAATGAAGGCGCCCAGGGAGAAGCCGACGCCCGCGCAGCGCGAGTGGCTCGACCTCATGCGCGAGGCTGGCTACCGGGCCGAGTGGCACGACAGCTGGACGGAAGCGGCGGCCGCGCTGGCGGACTACGTCGGCGTGAAGCCGCCCGTCTCTACAATCGCCGCGCCGCAACAGCACGAGGAACCCCGATGCAGCGCACCGTGAAAGAGCTTGTCGCCGCGATGGGCTACACCGACGCGATCGAGCTCTGCCGCGGCTGGGGCGGCCGCGGC